GACCCCTGTTCTGGTGCAACTGTACCAAAAGGGCGGGCAGGAGGCCCTAGACGCCATTTTCCGCAAATCAGCGGACAGTTTCTTTGCTGACGCGGTGCTGATTGCAGCTATCGAGGGCAGGGCGGCGTTCTTCACTGAATCGATTATCGATACCACCTTCGAGATCCTCAAAGCCCGGATTGTTGGCGGTATCAGCAACGGCGACGGTCCTGATACCATCGCCCGTGAGCTGCGTGGCTACTTTACTGACATGAGTGTGGGGCGGGCCAAGACCATTGCCCGGACGGAAACAGGCTTTGTGCTCTCAAAGGCGGCTAATGACGCCTATGGCCAGAGTAGTGTCGTGACCGGCAAGGAGTGGATCACGGTTGGTGACGAGAAGGTGCGCCCGGACCATGTGGAGAATGACGGGGCAATTGTAGCCAAAGGGGGCACGTTTCCGAGTGGCGAGGCGTACCCGGCTGAGCATTCGGTCAACTGTCGCTGTGTTTTGGCTCCGTCAGTGTAGCCGTATAAAGGACATTCAAAGAGACATTTATTCATCATGCTATAATTTCGATATGAAAAAGGACATCATTCAAGAGATGCAAACAAAAGCCGTAGAAAAAGAGGGACAATTAACCTTCCTTTCCTACACAGCCAAGGCGGTATCAATAGACGAGAAAAAGCATACTGCCATCTTTGTGATGTCTACAATCACTCCTGATCGCCACGGTGATGTGGTGGATCAAAAAAGTTGGGTGTTAGACCATTTCCATGGTGCATTCTTTTGGGGTCATCGTTCTAACGAGTTTCCCCTTGGCCAATGGCTGAGAGTATGGCTTGAACCTGACCCAGAGAACCCAGATGAAATGATGCTAATGGGTGAGGTTGAGTTTGCTGTTGAGCTTGGTCCAGACATCGAGCGAGCCTGGAAGCATGTAGTGCGTGGTGACCTGAAAATGGTGTCCGTTGGCTTTATCCCTGGCAAGGTTTCATATGATGACGAGCGTGAACTATTTGTACTAGCACTATGCGAGCTGATGGAGTGTTCCCTTGTCGGTATCGGTGCCAACCGCCGCGCCTTGGTAAAGGACATTGATGACGTAAAGGAAATCAAGGACAGTCTAATCGACACGAAGGAGCGCATCGAGGCCAGTATCGACGCTGAGACCAAGACTGCCACGCCGCGCATGAAGGCCATTTTGCATATCAACAAAGCCCTGAGGCAACTTCAAAAGTAAGCGATATCACGTCACCCCTGTAATGGGCGCTTTATTACAAAATAACTTTATTCTTATGAGTGAGGAAACAACAACCCCCGCAGTAGAACCTACTGAGGAGCAAACCACTGACGAAGTGGCCAAGATGATTAACACTGCCACTGAAAAGGCGGTGAAGGACGCTGATGCACGGTTTGCATCGCAAGTTGAGAAGGCTGACAAAGCGGTTGAGGATTTAATCAATTCCGTTGCTGAAAAGGCAAAGGGCCGAACCTCAAAGGTTGAAGTAGTTGAGCACACAGCGTCGTTTGACGTTGATAATGTGATTAAGGGCTTGGGTGAAGTGGCAACAGGGAACCGCCAAGCGGTAGCCTTTGAAATCAAGTCACTTAAGGACCTTGATTACTTTGCAAAAAGTACGTCTCGAAACGACCTGACAGGTGACGTGATCCTGCCAGACCTTGACCCAGAAATCACCCGTGACCCAGTGCGAGCTGTGTTCATGGAGCAAATTGCCGACACATCAGAAACGACTTCTGACAATGTGTCATGGGTAGAATTTGTCGATGAAACTGGTACGCCAGCAACTACAGCTGAATTGGCGACGTTCCCTGAAAAGGACTTCGAGGCGCAAGAGTTCAAGCAGCCAATCCAGAAAATCACCATCTCAAACAAGCATTCAGTGGAGCTTCTTTCAGACGCGCCGCAGCTTGTCTCAGCTATCAAAGGCTGGTTGGGTGAAGACCTGAACATTGTCACAGATACTCAGCTCCTAAGTGGAAACGGCACAGCGCCAAATCTCCAGGGTGTGCTTGGTCGAGCGACTACGCTTGATGCTACTGCCATTGGTGCACAGCGTGTGGACGAAGCTAACAAGTTTGACGTCATGCGTATCGCCATGACGAAAATCGCAGTTGCCGGTAAAGGCAAGTTCCAGCCAAACTACGTCATCCTTAACCCAGTTGACGTTGAAACGCTTGACCTGACCAAGAACGCAGATGGTGATTACATCATGCCGTCATTCTACTCAGCCGACGGAATGCGAGTGAGAGGGGCACGTATCATCGAGAACACTGGCATCACTACTGGTACGTTCTTGGTTGGTGACTTCCGAAAGCTACACATTCGCCGCAAGGGTGGTGTAGAAATCGAGATTACCAATTCTGACGGTACCGACTTCGTGAAGGACATCATCACGGTGAAAATGCGACGTCGCCTTGGTGCTTACGTCCGTGGAAATGATGACGGTGCGTTCAGTACTGGCTCATTCGCTACGGTTATCACTGCCCTAGGCGCTGCATAGTCCTATGAAACAGGGAACCATTATCGAAAACTACCAAGGCCAATTTGCTAAGGTCATCCGCCTAAAGGAGGGCATGACGCACTTCACGGCCTGGGTAAAGACCAAGGCTCTGGCCGAGGCAGAAACCGTTGCGGTGCATCGCCTCAACGAGTTTGGCCTCAGCCAAGTCTTGATGAAAGGGAAGAATGTGTCCGTCGGGGACAGCACCGCCAAGGTGGAGGCCGAAACCGACACAAAGCCAAAGGCCGCGAAGCCTAAGGCAGGTGAGAAACAGGACGAAGACACGAAATAATCGCTGTCTTGCAGGGGGCCAAGTGGAGCTTGGCTTCCTATCAAGATTGGGAAAACATATCCGGCTGAGATTGTTCTAATACGACGACTTTGCCGATCATTACATCATAATGTAATTTGACTAGGTCCTGGCCATCACTTGCAAAGCGAAACGATGACGCTGCCACATAGTCTTGACGCTCCTCAAAGGCCATCCAACGTCGGCCTTCGCGCTCAGCCACCTCGCCTGTCGTATTCGACCCTGCGAAGATATCGAGCACCGTGTCACCAGGCTCAGTCAAGAAGCGGATAAAGAACTCAGGCAGTTTGGCTGGGAACCGAGCAGGATGCCCTTTTTCACCAGTAGCCTTGCAGCCCGCCATGTAGCGTCCGTTGCTTTCGCTGTTGGGGAAAGACAGAAGGTTGGGAGGTATCGCTCCCCCGTTGTCTTTTCCAAAACCAGCGCCAATGTCATGCCCGGAAGGCCGGAGCTTCGGTGTGTAGAATTTAGCAGGGTCTTTAATGAGCTTCTTCATCCGGTCCGAGTATGGCGCTAGGACGTTGCTCACGTTCGCCTTGGGCCACGCCGTTTTCGACAACCACCAGACGGTATTGACGCTGTCTTTGGTGCGAATTTTGCGCTTGTTGACCCATTCAATTGGCGATGGCAGCTTGGATGGATTATGCCAGTAGAATTCCTCGGCCAACTTGAATCCAATTTCATCGCAAAACTTGATGAGTACCCGAAATGGGTAGAGGCTGCGCACCGGCACGCCGCGTTCGTACGCGCCACCGATATCAATGACGAAGCTACCGTCGGGTGTCAGCTTCTGAAACACCAGCTCCCCAAATTCGGCAAGCCAATCCACGTATTCTGCCTGGTCTTCGTTGCCGTAGGCCTTCTTTCGCAGCAGCGCAAACGGAGGTGAGGTGATTACCAAGTTCACTGAGTCATCCGGCAGCTCACGCAGGAGCTTGCGAGAGTCACCGACGTAAGCAGCCCCAAGGGGTGTTGTGTATGCAGCCTTCATGTTGCTACTCATAGTCTGTAGACTCATTGTGTTCAATGCCTTCCTTTCCAAAGGGTGAAACAGGACATTCCACCTCTAAGGACGTTGTTTTCTAACAACATTCGACGACTCCGTGCAGCGCGTGGGTGGTCACAAGAAGCACTTGCTGATGCCACCGGACTGCACCGAACCTATATCGGGTCTGTGGAGAGATGTGAACGCAACATCTCAATTGACAACATCGCACGCATAGCTTCAGCCCTTGGGGTGTCCCCAGACACTTTGATGAGGGACGATGACATCGAATAGGTTTACACCGCACGTGGATGCGGAAGAACTAAAAAAATTGTGGCCTGCGGTGTGCAAATACCAAGAGTTAGCTACAAAACACGGCATTGACGATATTTTCCAAGACAATGGGGGCAAGCTCCTTCAAATACTGCTTATTCTAGGCATTGAGGATATCCCAGGGCGCGAGGGCAACGATGCTGTTGATGCGTTGGGCAATGAGTATGAACTGAAATCAGTCAACCTTAACCTGACTGGCAGCTTTTCTACTCATCACCACATGAACCCCGTCATTATAGCCAAGTATCGCAAGGTCGAATGGATATTTGGTGTGTATCTCAATATCGAGCTGAAATCTGTGTACTTGCTGACACCCGAAGATATGGAGCTTTACTATAAGAAATGGGAAGATCAGTGGAATTTGACAGGTAAAGATATCAACAATCCCAAGATTCCTGTTAAATACGTTGAAAAGGTTGGAACGCTTATTTGGGGCGAGGTGCCACCTAAGATTGTTCGAAATAAGAAAGTGACCAATCCCCGGAAGAAGAGTCAGGATATTGAAGAGCCTGATGGTGGGATTGTGCTATAATCGAAGTACTTGATATGACTTGCAATCCAATATTTACGCCCCGGACAAGCCCATTTTCAGCGTCTAACAGTCCGTTCTCTAAGCTATGTGGTCCACTAGGGAACTTTGTGATCTTCCAAGATGAAATGCAGATGTTGTTTCAAGATAATGAAGAAGTAATTTTCAACTAATATGGCACAACAACGACTAACAGATCGAGGAGAACTAGACGAAATTCCTTCAAATGATGACTTGCTACATGTTGTTGATGTGTCTGATGATAACGATAGTCCGCAAGGTAGCTCAAAGAAGCTACGAGTCGGTAGGCTACGCGAGGGCCTAGCCACAGATGAAGACATATCAGACTTTGAAACCACTTCGGAGTTAGACGCTAGAGATGTTGCGAACCGTGATCGAGGCAACCATGGTGGCACACAATCAATCAACACAATCACCGGTTTACAGCCAGCCCTTGATGGCAAAGCACCAACATCACACAGTCACACAGTGTCAGATATTACTGACTTCCCTAACTTGGCCAGTGTAGCGACATCGGGTGATTACAATGACCTATCGAACCAACCAGACTTATCTGGCTTCGACAACTTGGAGTTTTACGATTCTTTAGGCGACTTTCCTACAACTGGTGATGATGGTGACGTGCTCTATTTGGCCAGAGACACCGGCGTTCTCTACCGTTGGAACGGCGCTGGCTACACCATCACATCAGGACAGCTAGCGCTGGGTGAGACATCGAACACTGCTTACCGGGGAGATCGGGGTAAGATTGCTTTTGACCACACTTCACTAACAAATAATCCCCACAATGTAACCAAGACACAAGTTGGACTTGGGAATGTCGACAACGTATCAGCAGTTAACTTACGTGACCGAACGACTCATACTGGCGTACAAGCTATCTCCACCGTAACCGGGCTACAAACAGCCCTCGACGGTAAAGTAGTCGGCCCCGCCTCAGCCAATGACAACGCAGTCCCTCGCTTTAGTGGTACGACAGGAAAGCTGATTCAGAACTCAAGTGTTTATATAACTCCCACAGGGCGATTAGGGGTGGGAGTTGTCAGTCCGTCATTCATGATTGAGGCGCTCCAGCCAAACAACTCGTTTGGAATAATCACAAAGGACGGCACCACTGAGGTGGGTATAGGGGTATCGGCAGACAATCAAGGCTTCTTTGGTACGCGCACCAATCACAGTGTACATTTTAGGACTAATAATATCGTTCGAGCAACGGTTGATACATCTGGGAACTTTGGCTTCAATACAACTAATCCAACTGCTTTTATTGATATATTTCAGTCTACCTCTAGTGGTATACAGCTTCGCCGAACAGACCATGATATATTCCAAATCGGACTCTTGGGTGCAAACCGCTTAAGTATTCAAAACAAGACTGAGATAACTGAGCCTTTTGTTATATTTGATAACGGAAATATCGGTATTGGTCTAACTGACCCCGACACTCCTGTCTCAAGTCGCCTACAGGTAAATGGAGATATACGGCAAACCAACGGCTTCTTGCGCGCTGGCGATGCTACAGGCGATGGAGTAAAGTTTGTCGCTGGTCGATATGATGGGGTTAATCCTCATATCGGTATTTTCACGGCTGGCACTAACAGTAGAATGGAAATCAATTCAGGCAACAGCTTTGACGCCCACTTTACAGGTAGTGGAAATTGGGTGTTTTTAATTGCTGGTAACGTGGGGATTGGAGTAACAAATCCTGCTGTTGGATTAACGGTCAGCAAAGGGTCTGCTGGTACTCCTGCTACTTCTGGCACAACGTCAACTGCTGCTCTTAGAGTGCAGCAGAGTGGGACTGCGTTCGTCACTGATTTCGGTACCATAAGTGCAAATGGCTCATATATTCAGTCAAGCCTAAGCACAAACTTAGGTACTAACGGAAACTTATTGCTTAATCCAAACGGTGGCAATGTTGGAATCGGGACGACAGCACCGACAGCTAAATTGGATGTTCGTGGAGATGTTGTGATTAACGCATCAAATGACTCACCAACGAGTTTTGGTATGTATAGTGGGACTGATGTGAGTTTTGACTATAATGACACAATATTAGCAAAGTCTTTACGTCGTACTGGTAATACCACTTTTCAAATACAAAGTGATG